CATCTCACGGAAGCGAGTGGCATTGTGCGTCATAAAGTCAATGATCTCTTCTTGCGTTTCTGTGTCAAACTCGTATTCTTCAAACAACTGACCGTCGTTGGCAATTTGTTTGATACGCAAGATCTTGTCACGCATGGTGTCCAAGGTCAAGTCCAAGTAGTGGCAGCGTGACTGTAGCGCATCCAAGTGGTCACGCAATTTTTGCGATTTCATCTTGTCAAACTTAAGGTTAGTGATAAAGATCACAGTGCCGTTGAAGTTGAAGCTGTCTGGCACACCTTCACGACGCAACACCGAGCTGTCACTCAACCAGCTAATCTTACGCTTCTTGCCAGAATCTAAGGCACCTTTTAGCAGGTTGAGTGCTACATCATCCAACAAGATGCTGTCGCAGTCATCAAACACTAGCACACAGTTCCGGTCGCTGTATTTGTACAGTGTCTGGTACAGACCTAGTGCAGTGGCACTGCCTTTAACAACTTCTGCACGGAGACGCTTGCCGGAGATCTTGTCAAACAAACAAGCAGCTTCTACAATCTTCTCAACGCCGTAGCTCTTGCCTACACCGGGAGGACCCGACACAATCATGGCACGGACGTCGCCGGCCACAGCGGCCTTGGTCATTTCATCTAGGATTTCAAAACGCTCGCGGATACGAGCCATGACTTCTTCGTCTGTGGCTTCTGGAACAGGTGCTGCCTTTACAGCAGATTCGGTGGTGGCTGTGGCACCTTGGATTTCAATTTCTTCCATGCTGTCTACTGTGACACGAGCAATGCCGTATTCTGGGCCAAAGAAGCCCTTGCTGTCAACAGTCACAAAGCCGCCCTTTGCGCCAACTGTGAAGTCTCTAACCAATTCAAAAACTTCGTTGTGTACGGGTTTGTTACGATAAACGCCGTTGCGGATGAGAACTTGGGTCATTTACTGCTCCTGTTTTGTTAGTGTAAGTACATTATAGCCGATCGTGTATTACCGGTCTACCACTTTTTAACCGTTGTTTTTACGCAACAAGTGCGACACGCATCATTTTGAGGTTGCTGTCACTGGCACACAGACGCACACTTCTGAGGTGATACATGTCTGAAATCTGTACTAAGGATTCAACATCAATCCAGGGCGTAACCTTATCGTTAGCAGCAGGGCTAAGAACGATGTTTTTAATAGTGCCAAACTTGACGCCGGCTGCTGATTCCCAACGTACTTTAGTGCCAATTGCTAATTGCATTTTTTACTCCGTTTTGTTACTGTAAAAACAGTATAACCGATATTGCATTTCTGGTCTACCAAAATCAGCATTTTTGCCACAAAAAAGCTCCTAAAAAGGAGCTTATTTTTGTTGTATTTCGGCAACAGTATTACGGAGCTGGTGGGGGATATATGTTGTCGGATTCGTAACCGGCTAGCACATTTAAGGTAGCTGTCATTGTCTGACCTGGGCCTAAAACCCAATACCATTGTCCAAACTCGCCTTCTACTCTGGTCACTGTTTGTGCAACACCGTCGATACTGACATTGCTCAAGGGATCATATATGACATCGCCATCTACAGTGAAGTCATAAAAATATACAAAATTATCAGGACCGGAGCTGGCATAAGGACCAGAAGGAAGAGCAGGATCAATGTACTTAAAATAGTTGGCCACGCTTTTTGCCAATAATAATGTGCCATCTGCAACTGTGATTTGCAGTGTATCCGCACCTTGAAACGCCAGGTCTTTGGTCCACGAGTATATTTCTACGCCAAGGTTTTCACCCGGTACAATAGGCATGTCTGGAACAGGCTGGTTTAAAGTGGCAATATCACCATTAAAAATCTCAACGCCGTCTAAGGTAACTGCGATAGTAGCAGGAGTAGCGCCGTATCCTTGTCCGTATTGTTTGAAAGTTCTTGTTGTCATACTTCTCTCCGATTGCAGTTATTTATACAGAATCCGCGGAATTATTCGGCATAAATTTCTCTAAATGCTTTGTTCCGCTGAATTTTTTAATGTTAGTTGAGTTATAAAATTTGTGTAATCTAACTACCGGAACCGACGTTATTTTTATATCAACAGTATTTGTACCTATGTGTTTATCAGTTGGCAGTGCCCCTTTTTTCAATGCCCAATCGATGAGTTTTTGCGCCCCTTTGGGTTTAATCAAATACCCATACGCACCCGGGATATAGTAACCAGCAAGATGGTGTTTGTTGTTTACATGTATTAAACTGTTATATTCTATTGGGTATAATTGGGTTCGTAATATGTTTTCGTTATACTCGTCTGAAAACTGGTCGCAAGGGTCTAAATTTAAAATTTCTGTAAAGTGTTTTTCTACATCTAGAGGAATTTCGCGCAATAATATTCCATCGTGTTCTAATATCAGTATTGTTTCTTGAATTTCTACACAATACTGCCATAATTTGAAATGACTCAAAAAACAACCTTGCACACCCGGAACTTTCATATTTTTAGATAGTAGTTTTTTAATACCAATTATTTCAAAAAGATCTTTACAATACAATCCGTTGATCCCTGGAAATAATTCTGCATTAATTCCGAATTGTCCAGCAGCTATAACTGCTTCGTTAGCAATTTCAACACTATGCGGTATTTCGGGCAAGTATATTATATAAGCTTTCATTAAATCATTCGGGCAAATCAATACCGGGTTGAACGTTGATTGTACAGCTGAATGTAGCTCCATCGGGAATAACCCAATACCATTGCCCGGTGGTGTTTGACGAGCGTTCTCTTGTTTGAGTTACGCCGTTGATGGTGACATCAGTTAAAGGATCTTTATATGTAACTCCGTCAATCGCCGTAGTAAATGGCATACAGAATCGGTCTGGACCTCCCGGCAATAGCGGTGGTGGATAAGTGGGGCTAGTTAAATCCCTATATAATCCGTAAGTGGCTAGGGTATCTGTCAGCAAGTATAATCCACCAGTGACTGTAATGGTCATGACATGTGTGCCTGCCCATTCTTTGGGATCTGTCCATGCAAACAGATCTACACCGTGTATCTGATGGTCAGGGAATACTGGCAGATTTGCAGCCACTGGATCTGTATAGCGTCTGCACATTTCAACACCGTCTAGCGTGGCAACCACCAGTACAGGTTGGGTTCCGTAGGATTCGCCCATTTGTTTAAATTTTCGTATAATCATATTAATTCCAATATTGTGTAATTACAGGATCTGCTACTTCGTGCGGTTTGGGTTTACCGTGAAAGATCATTACAGCAGTTTTGGGATCCACTACTGTGCCAGCATTGGGGCTACGATACTGTCGTGTACGCATGTCCATGCCGCCATCTTTGCACTGCCATCGCCAGCTTTTTATGACTTCTGGATCAATAAATCTACGATCTCGATCCGACAGAACTGTGTTGAGATAATCTTGGTCGCCGTGAAATAGTTTGACGGTAGCATTGATATGTTTACTGGCAAAGTCGTCCCATATCCAGGCAAATCTTTCAGTGTCCCAAATCATTACGCTGGAATTTATTCCGTTCCAAGATGTGCGCCAAAGATATTTAAAATCTTTGATAGCCCAAAAATACTGTTCATTGAGTTGCCAGATCCAATCAATATTCTTGGTGATCACAGTATCCAAGTCAAAATATAAAACTCTGCCCATATCATGTGCTGGATCGAACATCTGCATTTTATACCACCAAGATTTCTTAGGACCAGCAATGCCAGGCCATTCTTGTAAGTCATGTCGTATATAATTCTCGGGCACAGGTCTAGCAGGTTCGGTAAACACATGCATACGTATCTGATGAGATGAGTTGTTTTGCAACATTTTGTGTAGTCGTTCCACATATATCCAATCATAGGCATCGCCGTGGATGACACAAGCACAGTTTTTTGCTTTTTTCATCACATATTTACTCTCAAATCTTAATATACACATATAAATACCTGTATGAAACCTATTCCAATATTTGTTGGCTACGATCCCAGAGAAGCCATTGCTTACCATACTTGTGCTAACAGTATTATACGTCAAGCTAGTCAACCGGTTGCTATCATTCCCTTGGCTCTAAACTTGTTCGCTGACTACACCGAAACACATACTGACGGCAGCAATCACTTTATCTACAGTAGATTCCTAGTGCCACATCTCATGAATTACACTGGTCACGCCATCTTTATCGATGGCGACATGATTGTGCGGGGTGACATTGCGGAACTGTGGAATCTGCGACAGTACAATGTTGATGTGCAAGTAGTCAAGCACGATTACAAAACTCGTATGACAGAAAAGTACCTGGGTAGTCGTAACGAAGATTATCCTCGTAAAAATTGGTCCAGCGTGATCTTGTGGAACTGCCAGAATCCTGCCAATAAACGATTGACGCCAAAGTTTATTGAAAAAGCCACAGGTGCTGAATTACACAGATTCTCTTGGATTCAGGACGAACGTATTGGTGAATTGCCCATTGAATGGAATTGGTTGCCTGATGAGTTTGGTGCTAACCTCGAGGCCAAACTCCTGCACTATACCTTAGGCACACCCTGCTTCACAGAATTCCACGATACTCCGCAGGGCGAAGAATGGCATCGTGAACGTGCCTTAACTGACTATTGCTTACAACGGGCTGACCAATGATGATTGACGCAACAAACTATAGTATAGATTGCTTTCACTCAGCACCCCTTGTTGGAGGAGTGTTTAAAAGCAAAGGCATTGATCGCAAGCGTCATTTGCTACAGGCTTTACCGGCAGCAGAACTCACAGGACTTGTGATGGAGTTTGGTGTGTATCGTGGCAAGACCATGGCACACATTGCTGAACATTTTCAAAACCAAACTGTATGGGGATTCGACAGCTTTGTAGGCTTGCCTGAGCCTTGGTACATACGCAGCGGCGACGAAGGTAAAACACATCCTGCTGGCAAATTTGACATGCGGTTAGAACCAGTACAACCTACATTTGCTGCCAACGTTAAGCTGGTGCCAGGATGGTTCTCAGATAGTATTCCACCTTGGAAAGCAGCCAACCCTGGCAACATCAGTTTCTTGCACGTGGACTGCGACTTATACAGCAGCACACGAGATGTACTAACTTTGCTGAACGACCGAATTGTACCTGGCACAGTGATAGTGTTTGATGAAATGTATCCGTGGTCAGGGTTAGCAGAATATGACTTATGGGCCGATGGCGAGTATCGTGCTCTAGGCGAGTGGTTAGCTGAATACAATCGTGCATTTAGACCATTGCTACGCAGCGGTCATCAGCAGTGTAGTCTTGTAGTAACCCGATGACTTGGATCTACTACAGCAAAAACGGCGAAGATGAGTATGTCAACATGTTTGCAAAAGGAAGTGGCGGTGTCCCTGTTGCTGATTTTGATTATGCAGCATCACGCGATCCCATAGTCATACGAGGTATACTCAAGCACAAGTTAATGAAACAATGTTGGGCAGACGGTAGAGATTTCTATTACATGGATTCAGGTTACTTTGGCAATAATCCCAATCCTCAAAATCCGCAAGGTTGGAAGGTATGGCACCGCATAGTCAAGAACAATTTGCAGCACGGCGAGATTGTCGATCGCCCTGGAGATAGATGGCAGCGTATGGGTATCACACTACAGCCACGACGATATGGCCGTAAAATCGTTGTTGCTGTACCAGATACAAAACCTTGTAAATTTTACGGCATAGATCTTGAGGCCTGGACTGAAGAAACTGTCAGCACAATAAAACAACACACCGATCGTCCCGTTGTAGTGCGGCAACGAGCAGCCAATAGAATAGATCGTATTGCTACGGATCCCTTGACTCGAGTGTTAGTGGATGATGTACATGCTCTTGTAACATTCAACTCCAATGCTGCTACAGAAAGTGTCATGTTAGGAGTACCTGTTTTTACACTTGCTCCTGCCAATGCTGCTAATCCAGTAGCCAGCCAGGATCTTAGCCAAATAGAATCTCCTTACTGGGCAGACACAGATAAATTATACGCATGGGCTTGCCACTTGGCCTATGGGCAATTTCATGTAAAAGAACTCAGAGATGGCACAGCTTATAGGATACTAAATGCACATTAAGATTTTCATGGCATCGGCCGGTAACATGCAAGAACGAGAAATACTTAAAGACTTTGCCAAGGGAATAGAATCCTGGATTGGCGAAAATTCCACCGATGAAGAAAAATTTGATCAAGTTGTTAGGATCGGAAGGTGGGCCGATTTTAATTTTGATCGTAATCAAATTACCTACGAGTATGCCGAATCTTACAAAGAGTGCGACGTTGCTGTGTTTTTTGGTTCTTGGAAACCCAGAGAAAAAGGCACACATCAAACTAGAACCAGTGTGGCAATGAATGCTCGCCGGTTTGTGTGCATCGAAACTCCTTTGTTGAATCGGGTGACCAACAGAGAAAATTCTTATTGGAGGGTCGGTGTCAACGGGTTTTTGAGTCAGGATGCCCATTGGCCAGAATTACACAGCAACGACGCAAAAAAACGCTTGGAAATGTTAGATGTACAATGGGCAGGATGGCGTAATAATCCCGACGGACACATATTGGTTGCACTTCAGCTGCCAGGCGATGCCAGCTTACGCGGTGCTGACATTAACGACTGGGCACTGCGTACCATATTGGACATAAGACAAAATACCGGTCGTTTTGTTGTGGTACGCAACCATCCCCTGAGTTCTCAACGAGCATTTGCTGACCATGAAGAGCTGGCAAGAAAATTGTTGTTGGCTGGTGTACAGAATATCAGATTCAGTGACGGGGCAGAAGTTCCTTGGTCAGACGATTTACGGAATGCCTACTGTACTGTGACTTATACCAGTGGATTGGCCATAGACAGTATCGTAGCAGGAATTCCCACTATTGCTTATGATCCTGGAAACTTTGCTTGGAGCATCAGCAGTCACAGTGTGGGAGAAATAGATGCAGTAAAAATGGTCAGTGATGACAAAGTATCAGCCTGGTTAAAAAAGCTCTCTGGTTGCCAGTGGTCGCAGGCGGAAATGCGTGATGGTACTGCTTGGCAGCATCTGTTACCAGTGATAGAAAGCATTAAATGAAAGTCGTTAGTTATCTAGCAACACTACCTGCCAAAATGCTGCAAGGTCAACACAACACAAGTGAAAAGTTTTTGACTTTACAAAACTATGCTGATGGTGTGTCAGCAGCAGGCGATGTGGGAAATGTATCCACTGCCCTGCAATACGAGCCTGCTGATGTTGCTGTTATGCTGGGCTGGGTACACGAGAATGGCAAGAAGGCTCCGCATCTGAAGTTTAGACAGCACATCATAGATCAACAACGTCAACACGGCGGTCGGACTGTGATTGCCGATAGCAATCTATTTTTATATCACGACACAAAGAATCCGCATCATTATCTAAGATACAGCTACGATGGCATTTTTCCCAATACAGGAGAATACTGTGACCACAATCCAGATCCTACAAGATGGACAACTATACAGCAAGAAATGGGCATTCATGTCAGGGCCTGGCGCGGTACTGGCAATCACATTTTGGTGTGCCTTCAGAGAAATGGTGGGTGGAGTATGGGCAATGTTAGCGTAGTGGACTGGGCCACTAGCACTATTGCACAGTTGCGACAGCATACTGATCGTCCTATTGTGATACGGCCACATCCGGGTGACAAACGTGCTGCGGAATATATGAAACAGTTTTCTGCAAATAATCAGTTAAAAAACGTCACTGTTAGCAATTCAGTTGATCCGTTGGTACGGAATCTAAAACATTGCTGGGCAGCAGTAGCACACAACTCAAGTCCAACTGTAGGTGCTGCCATAGAAGGCATTCCTGTTTTTGTTACAGATCCAGAACGAAGCCAGTGTAGAGATATTGCCGGCACAGATTTGAGTCAGATAGAAAATCCTGTCATGCCAGATCGCACAGCTTGGCTACAGCGTATAAGTCAGTTTCACTGGAGCCACGCAGATTTAACGTCCGGCCGTTGCTGGGCACACATGAGGGCCTGGGCAAAGAAATGAAGCAGTTGCAACTATTGGCTTCTGATTACCAAGACGATGCATTCATACAGGAATGGGTTGATAATTGGCTGTTAACAAGAACTGGTATGACTGTCTGCAATGATTGGCAGACGGCCGCTGCTGATATTCCTGTGTTTTGCTATGCCGATCTTACACGCGAACATGTGCCCGCTTGGTTAAACCATCAGCAGCCGGCTGTTTATATTGGGCGAGGATATCTTGGCAATCACTTGTATAAGAAAAGAATGTTTTATCGTGCCAGTGTCAACAGTTGGGCCAACACTGTATTAAAGTCTGTTCCGTATTCTCGTTGGCCACAGATGAATCTGCCACGGCACGCCTGGCGGGTAAAAAAAATCAAGAATGTATTGATAGCACCCAGCAAAATAACCACTAGAGTGTGGAGTCAGCAGACATCAGACGAGTGGGCTGATGACATGTCTGCTCGGTTTCCTAGGGCTCGTATCAAGATACGAATAAAACCTGGTCGGGCTTACAACAGATATTCTACCTTGTGGGAAGATTTAGACTGGGCAGATCTGGTGGTAAGTCAAAGTTCGGCCATCACTTGCGAAGCTTTTTGGTACGGCAAAAAAGTCATCAGCACAGAACCTTGTCCCACGTGGGCAGCAGGCCGTAACACATTAGAAGATTGGACCGACCCCACAGAACCTGCGTTACGAGCAGCGTGGCACGAGCACATAGCGTGGTGCCAGTACACCAGAGACGAGTGGCATTCGGGCACAGCCTTGGATCTATTAGAACAGTACCTGGGTCCTGTGGTATCTTACGACCCCGAATTTCAATACCATTTTACTTAGACTTTAAACGAGCCAACATGGTTTGAGTTGACTGCTTTCGGTTTGATACAAAATGTTCTATGACTTCAAATCTAGAACTTATGTAGTTGCGGAACTCGGGCTGGGTCCATTCCCTCACATGTGCGCGATTCTTAGGAGGTCCATCGGGTGTTCTGCCCAACAGGTCTCGATCAGGTGTGCTCAGCACTATTAATCGAGGAGCAGACTGTTCTATTAAATCCAACAGTTCGTCAGGATCTGGAATGTGTTCGATTACATCAGATGCTATAACAAGATCGTAACCCAGCACAGGATCAAATTGATCTATCCACTTTCTGTCAGGATATGTTTCCCGCAGCCAAGCAACTGTTTTAGGCACATCAATGCCGACAGTATCAAAGTCTCGAAAATTGTCTAACAACTTGTAAGCTGAACCTGTGCCAATATCCATGACTTTTGTAAAGTTGTTTTTTACAGCCGTGTCTCTAGCAAAAGTATAAACTTCCCGTTGCCATTTGTCAGTGTTCTCTGTGTCGTCGAAGTACTTGTTGTCCAGCCTGTGTTGATAGCCTTCTTTTATGAAATATGTTTTCATTGGTTCCTATTCCTATATCGTTCCCAAAACTTTTTGCTGGCAGTAAGACTTTGCTTGTCAAGATTAGCAGCCCCCATAATATGGCTGTGTATTTGTATCGTGACTACTCCTTTATTAATGGCATTGTCTGATGATAAGAAAGTTTTTTTGTAGTTACTCAATAATTTTTTAGCCGCATCGGGCGTGATCATATAACCCACAGTACCCGGCATTGATCTGTGAATATACTCAGCAGCATGACATTCTCCTGCGGGATCGTATATGTAGTGTAGGTACTTTTCGTTTTTCCTGGCGCCCATGGCAATCACTAAAATATCTACAAACTCCACTGGCACCAATGGCCTAAGTACTTTTACATCATCTTCGAACACACAGATAGTTTCTCCCAGCTCTGCACATTTTTTCCATAATCTGTAATGACTGTAAAAACAACCCATTACGCCAGGGCGTCGAGCCTTGTTGGCATCTCGTTCATCAGTGGCATTTCCTTTGAAATCAATAGGATGTACAGTTCTGCCTTCTTCGGCAAAAATTTTCTCAGCTTCGTTGCCGTAAGTGCCTTCGAACAAGTCTGCAGTTATACCAATGGCAGCAAGATCCTGTTGCGTTTTAACAGCAGATTCTAAACTGCTGGCAATTTTGGATAGGTGGATAATAAAAGATTTCACTTCCAATATCCTTCTGTGCGATTAACTACAAGATCCTTGCTTTTGCTACGACCTGAGTCTTTGCGATTACCTTTGAGATGATCCAAGTATGCACCCCATTCGGTATTGATCAACGGATGTCCTTCCCCCATGACCAAATGTGCAGACCAATCCAGTTGTTGCCACGCAGGTACTTGAGCCTGTAATCGTTCTCTTGTGCGATCAAATACCCAACAATCGTGAAACTCTTTCATGGCAAACACGCCTGTTTCAGCTTGGTCATAAGCTTCTTGCATCCACGACACAAACAACATGTTAGAACTTTTGCTCATGTCGATAGCCCATAAGCCGCACTCGGTGTATTTTCCTTTTCGTCCCAGGTAAGCAATGTCAGCAGTCGGGGGCATCAGACGATCTAAAGTCGCCAGTGTAATGGGGCTGTGGCATACCATGTCGGCATCCATCCAAAACACAGTATCCACTGTGGTCCGAGCAGCATCACATACAGCATAAATTTTATGACTAAACCGAACTGCGTCCCATTTGAATCCAATACCACGTTGCTTGCCCTTGGCATCAACAGGTCCCATTGGTAGTCGGCCATTGGCACGTGGATCGTCTCGGTAGCGATCTTTAAATGCCACTAGGGCCGGAACACGACTGTGGAAATCATACACTGTGAGATTTGGTGCTGTTTGTGTCACAGTGCAATCCTCTGCATACACATACAGATGTACTTCTTGAGGCCAATTTGCCAAAAATGTATCAATCATTCTGCTGCCATACTTGTCGTATCCGGCTTGATGAAATGTTGTTACTACAGAAAATTTGCGTGTCATAAATGTCCTTAAATACTGTCTCAGGTATTTAATCTCATGCGATTCGGTCTATTTAATAAGTTTGGTGCCCTAAACAGTCAGCCAGTGTTTGCTGCATTTCAGCAAGGGCTTGATCAGTTGGGGTTATCTCACAGCAGTCACGACATGTCTGCAGATGTTGCTGTTATCTGGAGTGTGCTATGGTCTGGTCGTATGCAACAGAATCACGCTGTATGGTCTGCGTTTCGCAGTAGTGGCCGTCCAGTGATTGTGCTGGAAGTTGGTATGTTGCAACGCGGGCAAACCTGGAAGATGGGCATCAACGGCACAGGATCTGCGGCCTTTTACGGACACGGCATAGATCTACAAAGACCACAAAAACTAAACTTGGGGTCGAAGCCGTGGCGCGAGTCTGGCGAGGACATTGTGATTGCCTTACAGCGGCATGACAGTGAGCAATGGGCAGGGCAACCTGCTGTTGACACTTGGTTAAAACAAACAGTTGATCATCTTCGTGAACACACACAAAGACCCATAGTGATACGCAGTCATCCCAGGCAGGAAGTTGTGGTATTACCAGGTTGTATTATAGACAAGCCCTTGCACATGCCCAACACTTACGACGATTTTGATTTTGATCGTGTGCTTAATAATGCCTGGGCTGTGGTAAATTGGAACAGTGGCCCCGGCAGTCAGGCTGTCGTGTCAGGAGTTCCTGCTTTTGTGGGTCCTACAAGTTTGGCTGCACCAGTGGCCAACTTAGATTGGAGCCAGATTGAATCGCCTGCAAGGCCGGATCGCAGCGAGTGGCTGATTAACTTGTCTCACACAGAGTGGACCTGTGCAGAATTAGCCACAGGGCAACCCATTACTAGATTGTTTCAGAATACACCCAAATTTGATCATGGCGGATTTTAGCTGCCACTGAATAGCCACGCACAGTTAAGAATTCGCCAATGGTGTTTCTTGATTTTTTAGTTTCAGACTCTATGATGATCACTGGTCGATGCTGTGCAATAGTGTCAGCAGCTCCCAATAACACATTATAATCAAATCCCTGTACATCTATCTTGATCAAGTCTGGGACAAGATTTAACGAATCTAAAGTCACTATGGAAATGGATTCTTCTACTGTGTCAGCATCAACATCAAAATCAACTAGAGAAAAGTTACCGCAGTTGTTGGAATCCCGCGGTAACTTGATCGACAGCACAGTTTCTTCGTTGCCTAGCCCGCAACGATGCAGTGTGACATTAGCAAGGGATTCAGTGTTCTTTTGTAGACATTCAAAGTTGATGGCAGTGGGTTCAAACGAATGCACCTGTTGAAATTTTTGTGCAAATCTAACTGTGTGTAGGCCGATGTTGCCACCTACATCAACGGCACAGCCAAATCCTTTTGCATGCTGTACAGCTTGATCAATAGTGGCCTGTTGATAGTCAGTGCCGGGCCATTGCGATACAGTACGAGCAAAATGTCGATCAAAATCAGGAAAGTGCCAGCCCAAGTGTTCGTACACTGCTTGTTCCTAGTGTTGTGCCATTGACATTAAACTTTTATCAAGCCAAGGCAATAGCAAATCTCTTTGTCTTGGATATCCGTGACGCTGAATAGAACGCATAGCAGACTCAGGTAATAGATCCAGCTCGCTCAGTCGATACCATGTGGTGGATCTTGGATCCATTGGTTTGTGTGCGCTTTTGTATACCACAGCATGTAGCCAAGCGTCTGTGGGTTTTTTCTTAAAGAATCCACTACCGCAATCAAATCCTGCCACAGCAAGACAGTGTATTAGGCTGATCATGGTCCAGTTGTAATAACAGTAGTCGTATTGATCGTAGGCCTGTACGTTGAATTCAAGATTGGTAGACTGCGGTACAATGACAGTCAGCATACCACCGTCGCTCATAGCAGACCACCAGTTTGACAATGTGGCCACAGGATTGATTGCATACTGAAAAGCATCGTGGCACCACACCACATCATACTTTTTCTTCTGCGGCGGAAACGGCTGCTCAAAATCTTTAGAAATGTAGCGTATGTTCTTGTACTTGCGAGTCATGCCTAAATCTTCAGCGTGATCCACACCCACACATCTGATGTTGAGTGGTCTAGCAGACTCATCTCTAGTGGTTCTTGTAGCCCACCATTCTAGGTCGTGGCCAGCTCCGCAGCCCATGTCAATGACCGTGGTAATACTTTGCATAAAGTCATCGTACTCGTACAAGCAGTTGAGAGTTTCGAGGCTGTGTTGATGACTGAGTTCAGGACTACTAAATTGTGTCATACCTGTACGTCTTCCATACCTGCTGTTCTTAATTTAACAATGTGTCCTGACATCCATTGCTTGCTTTCTAAGCCTTTCATGATGCCCAGCCACTTGTTGCGTAGTAGTGCTACTTCGTTAATGATGGTTTCAAAGTCAATGACTTCATCTTCGCCATCCACATATTTTTCAGCATCTCTACTGGTCAAGGCACGGGCATACCCTTCTAGGTATTTTTGAAAATGTCTGCGACGAATTTTACGCAATTGTATGTGTAAAAAATTAAGTACTGCTTCGATTTCCTGTAGTTGATTAAAACGATGTTCAGTAACACCCGGCAGCTCTTTGATGTTGGACTCAACATATCCGCCAATACGAACATCTCGTTTGGCATCTGCCAGCTCATTTTCATAATACGAAATGAAGTCAGGTATTTCTGCTAAGTTAGCTACTATACGATTATACCACATTTTTCATCTTTTCATTAAGCCAAGGAAACGACTGTTGCCAGTTTAAACCGCGCCTGGAGTCGATGTTATTTAATATATCTATCAACTCTTTTTGTCGTGCTGTGTTGTCTTGCGAATTTTCTTTTATTTTACTAACTATACCTTTAAAAGTATCAACTGTTTGTTTTTCGTCCCAGGTATTAGTTGGCATCAAGGTCAATGTACGATTGATTGCGTCTTCGAAGACTCCGTAATCAAATAGCGCAGGACTAAAAGGACTATCGTTGTTGGGCAAAACCAAATGCATATACCAGAAAATTTCTTGCCAGGTATTCCATTCTTGAAATTTATCAGCCAGTTCTGGTAATTCATTGATTGTAAGAGAACACACAGTCGAAAGCAATCCTATACGGAAAACTTTATATTCTGTTAATATTTTAAGATTTCTTTCAAAGATTTCTCTATTAAATCCGTGCCTTACATATTCTTGACCAGGACCCCAGGAGTCAATACTAACCAAAATGTCGACTCTTTTAACATGACTGTTGATGTGCAAATTTTGTAGCGAATCGCAAATATTTCTCAGTCGTTCTTCTGTAACATGTAAATTTGTTACGACATTGAATTCCAACGAAGGATTTGGATTTTGTTGGTAGTATTTTAGTAATTCAAAAAAATCTTTTTGTATAAAAGGTTCGCCACCCAGTATATTCAATCGTTGGAGATCGTGCCCGTGCAGCCTGAACCATTTCCAAAAAGCAGGTGCATAATTTTTATATGTATTGTCTAGTGGTTTGTGTCCAACTTTGATAATAGGAGATCCAAATTTTTGTTCTTCAGCTTGTATCTGAGAGCTCAAACTGGATTTACAATAAACACATTTAAAGTTGCATACATTTGAAAAGAAAACTTCAAGTACACTAGGCTGCACATTTATTGCAGTAGAATCTCGATCTAGTACATCGGGATAAACGTCGGGAATATTGTTTTGAAATTGACGATCGCTTTGTCCACCAGCTGATTCAATATCTTGGCAGTATTCGCAACCGTTTCCAGGCCATTTCCCATCAAGCATGAGTTTTCTAGCTTCTAACTTGGCTGGAGTATTATGAAAATTATCAAAATCCTCTAGCGTTAATGTTGAAACGCTTGCCCTGTGACAACTGCCAGTAGTGCCAGTATTAAGATATAACGAACTCCAAGCCCATTTAAGTCTACAAGCAGTTTGTGTGTTAATAGGAAAATATTTCGAGGTCAATAGTCCTCATCCTCAGGATCGTCATAATCATCGTAGTCCTCATCCTCATTTTCTTCTGTATCATCAGCATGGTCGTCTAGGTAAGCCTGTAGTGCTTTTTTTACTTCAGGATCTCCCCTAAAGGAATCACGAATCTCATCTGCGTCAAAATTACTATCTACTAACAGATTAACTAATGCATCTGCAGCTTCAACTCGATCCATAGAACCAATGTAACGTTTGAGTTCTTCCCATACTGCTGCTGCTAAATCTACTGACATTTATACATCTCCTTCTGCGTCAACGTCAGGTGTACTTACCTCGGCCGGTGTCTTGGAAAAATCTTGCATGACCCGGTCCAGGCAACCGTCTTCGTTGCTTTCCCAGGCCTTGCGAAACTGTTTGATAACTTCGCCATCAGTTGTGGTAAAGGCCAATCTATTGCCGTCTTTCTTTAGTAAGCCACGTTTTTCGGCCAGATCAACCAGACCTGAATATGGATTCATGCCTGTCTCGTACGGGATCTTGACCTGGACGCCTTCAAAAGGTTTGGCATAGCGAGTCTTCATAACCTTGCAAGAGGCTCGAATACCCATGACATCAGAGATCTTGTTACCATCCTCGTCCTCTTTCAACTTGAGCTTTTTCATGGCAATAACAATACTTGACGCATAGATAAAGCCTTGTCCACCTGAGATTTTGTCATCAGGGTCAAACATGTCTTGGCTAGCGTATGTATGATTAGTACACACCATGCCCACGTTGTAATTACCAAACATGTTGACACAGTTGCGAACCAGGGCTGTGAGTGCTTTGGGTTTGCGACCCAAGTCACCTTTCATTTCGCCTGCTTCGAATTGGTTAACGTCTGTGGGAGTCAACAACATACCCAGCGAGTCAATAACAAACAGGACCTTGGGACGTTCTCCATCTGGCAAGGACTTGTATTCGCTCATAAATGTGGCAATAGTCTTGGCCACGTCGTCAATCATGGACATTGATAACTTGAGAAGTTTTTCTGGACTGGTATCTACTCCCAAAGCCTTCATCCACGATTCATCTAGAGCATTTTCGCTGTCGACTAACACAACAAAGATACCTTGTTCTTGTGCGTTCTTAATAATGTTACCGCTGCAGAAATAACTTTTACCTGCGCCAGACTCGCCGGCAAACACAGTTACTTTACCCAGCGGTACACCTTTGTTAAAGTCACCCGAAATGAGATAGTTTAGGGCATAATTGCCAGTTGAGATCCAATCTGTTGGATCGTTAAACCCGATACTGAGACCGTCAATGCTTTTTGTAATTTCTTTTCGAAACTTTGATACGTCAAATGGTTTTGCCATAATAATGCCTTTTAAAATGATATTCTTGCTCGACAATTGCTGCGAGAATTTTTATATAACACAGTTCTATAATGCTGTAAATTTTTTTCTAAGTCAACGACATTTGCTATCGGTATTTGAGTACTGATCGGATTGATATTTCTGTCTTGACACCAAGACAAAAATTCTGGACTATAAGCAATTGTTTCTGGTCTCCCAAGGCTGACTTGAAAGGCCCATTCGAGTGTTTCGTAATTATAATGATCTTCACACTCTAAATTGCTGTCAAAATATTGCCATTTGTTATAGCATTGTCGTCCAACGTAAGTGTACCCAAAACTAAAATTTACTCGACGATTATCGCTAATCATATTGTTCACATATGGATTATTAAACACTTGCCATTTTTCGTCTGCTTTAAATTCTATGTTATTGTTAAAAAACGATTCAAGTCGATGAACTGTTAGATTAACTTCTTCGTATGGAAAGATGTAACCTAACTTGATCATAGCTTCGGCTAATTTAATTTTTCTTATGTGATCTGGATAAGCATCGTGTAACACATTACCTAATTTAGACTGGGCAACATTTTCAGACCATCTCAATTGATCAATATCAACAACATGTTTCTGAGAAAATACCCATTGCTCGTGCTGTTTGTTTAAAAACCTTTGATCGAAATAATCAACAACATTGTCGCACTGAGGAAAATTTTTACCGTAAAGCAAAAATAAAACTTCGTTAGTTTTTCCGAGCGACCAGTTTATTTCATTTAGCAATCGATCGCAATTGTGATAAACGCACTGGTCGTCTGAAAAACTATTACAATTTTCTTTGTTGGCTTTTTCAACAAAGAACTCAAACAACTCGTGGTTTTCTACAACTTCAAACGGGATAAAGTCGTTGCTATCAAATACCAATGAAAATTTCATAAAGAGTATAAAATTGGGCACTAAGTGCCCAATTTTCCTTGGTCGTTACTGTGCTTGTCTTGCTCGAATCATAGCCAAGATGTCTTGAGCATTTTGTCCACCGGCTGGTTTAGCTTGAACTGGTGCTGATGCTGCTGCTACTGCAGGAGCATCTGGCTCAAATGGAACATCGTCGTCAACTGGTGCAGCGGATTTAGCTACTGCTGCAACCGCCGATGCTGAGGATTCAGTCGATGATCCTGCTGGTGCCTGAACCCCGGCTGGGCGGAAGTACTGACCCCAACGCTCTGTGTCGTAAGGTTGACCATCCACTGACGCTTCAAACATTTCCTTCATAACCCGGAGCTCAACATCTGTTGGCTTCTTTGGCAAGAAGCTTGACAAGTCAAACAAACCATACTGCTCAACTGCTGCTTGTTCAGCTTCAGTTAAGGCTGATTCCTTGCGTGACCACTTTGATGTGTTGTAGTCGGCATATCCGCCCTTGCTGGTTTTAGCAATACGGAAGTCCAAACCACGCAACATGTCTGTTGGCAATTCCTCAAGTTCAGGATCCATTAAGGCCGACTTGATGGTTGCAAAGATTTGTGGGCCGATAATGAATCGACGGATTGGGTTTTCTGGATTCTTATCTTCGGAGATTGGGTTTTCACGTACAAAGCCTTGGAACACGTATGAACGCTTTTTCCAGTACTTACGACCCATTTCTTCAAGGCTCTTGTCCTTGAACCAGGTACGAACTTCTGCAAGAATTGGGCACGACTCGCCCCACATTTCCACGCATGGTACTTGTACTTGTACTTGTTTGGTATCCATTTCACCTTTGATTCCGTTGAATGGTAAACGAATCATTGCTCGTTCTACCCAGAAAAATGTGTTTTTGGTATTTGCGTCTGGAAGGAAACGCAACAATGCGGAACTACCTTCTTCCATGTTCCAGTGCGGATAAATTGCGTTATCGCCACCACCGGATGATTGACCACCTTTGTTTGATTCTGCTGCCTGGAGTCTTGCTCTGATTTCTGCTAATGATGCCATGATAAGTTGCCTTTTTAAGTTGATTTAAGATGTATATACAAACGTATAACAACACTGATTATACGTGAAAGTATTTATCAACGCAACACTAAAAGGCAATTTTATTTGAGCAGTTGTGCCAATCGCAAAATGCGCTCAACGCTTTCGCTGCTCATGTTGCTGCGCTTGGACATCATGAATCCATCTGTGTCTATATCTTCAGCTTGCATTGGTTCTTCCGCAGGTGGTGTTGCCGCAGCAGCAGGATCAGCAGGTGCGGGCACTTCGTTGGCTGGGACTTCGATGTTGATGCCCAGTTCGGCCAGGCGTGCTTGTATCAGGGGTCTAGCATCGGCGTTGGCATCTTGGGCAGCCAACTCGGCCAGCTGATCAAACAGCTCGTCATCGCCAAACACACTATACAGTTGCTCTGTGGCATTGGTTGCATCTGGTCCCACCGGCAACTCTTGTGCTAGTAGTTGTTTGAGCTGTTTTTCAGCTTCGGGTGTGTCAGGCGTTGACCAAGTACCTTCTGCCACAGTCTTGGCCCAAGATTCAAATTCGGCAATTTCTTTCATGCTGTTGTCCTTACGTGCTGATAGTCGAGCTAAAACCGGAATGGCTTCTTCGATTCTAGCATCCAAACTTTGTTCAATAAACATGTTTCTGATGTCTTCTGCTACCGATTCAGCATTGGTGATTTCGGCTGGGTCAAATATTTGTAATTCTTGAAGATATCCACGTTGGCTGATTATGCGTTTGGCTTTGGCTTTGAGATCTTGATAGTGACGCACAGCAGATTCTGCTAGGTCAGCAGCTTCGCCATCAAACTGTTTGTTGCGCGAAGCCCGAACAAACTTATTCAAGATGTTCATTTCTTTGACGATTTCGCAGATGTGCTGACCAAAAGCATCATACGGTGTGCCGCCTTCGGCAATGTGTCGTGCCATGGCACGTCCACCAATTAAGTTGGTAAATGGCAGCTTGAATCGTTGATCGTCACCAGTTTCTACAAACAGGCTTTCCACATAACGGAAACGAGCATCATCTTCGCCCAAGGTGCGATTGTGTTTGATTACCAAGCGTGTCTGCTTGGGTTGATCGCTGTAGCTGACTTTTCGGTTACCGTAATAGCCTTCAAACAGGCCTTCCTTGATGGCAGCCATACCTTGCATGGTATACTTTAACCGATTAAGGTTTTCAATCTCAAAATTCATTAGGTTGTTGCGCACACTAAACTGCTTGATTTGATTTAGGAATTCATACCAGTCACTTTTGTCATCGCTTTCCATGGTACGACCAAGATTGTCACCAAAGAATATCTTGAGATTTCTATCTTGTCCTATTAAGATTACCACTGTGCCGTAGTTTTTGTTTGGTGTTTTCCAGTCAAACGTAAACATGTCGGCTTCTGCAGGATCTGTTACATCCTTGCCTAAGGCATCTTTTAACTCAGGGTCAAGGTCCCTGGTCACTAGTAGGTCGTATAATTGGTTTTGTGCTGAGTTTTCCATCTTGTATTTATATTACATAGTCATAACAAACGGCAATGGTTCTATAATGTTGTCTTGGTGATCGCGCATTTGTGTGTCAAGATCGCTGTGATAGCTTTGTAATACTTGTAGCATACGAGTCACTAGGATAGTGGCCATGATTAAGTCGTCAGTTTCGCCGGGTTTGGCAGCATATCCGACTCCGTGTGCCACAAAGCTTTTGAGTTCGGTTACAAGACTAGGACTGGAAATGGTCATTCTGTTGCTTTCGATCAGGTGCTTTAGCTTGGCACAGGCTGCTAATTTGGGCTTGTTTGATGTGTTAAATCCCTTGCGGTTTTTTCCGCTTTCGCTGAGGAAATAACCTTGTATGTTTTCTTCGCCGTATTCATTGATGCTGATTAGGGCAGCTTCGCCGATTGAATTGTTTTCTACTGAATAGTAAATGCTTTTGGGATCACGGACTGCATCGTTTACGTGTCTAATAATGTCAGCCAGGATACGGATCTGTGTGGGTATGTCTGTGCGGTTGTGACGCCATTCTGCTACCTGTTCAGTAGTGTTGGCTTCAAACACCTGTATGGCAGCTGGATCGCCGCCAGTGCCTAAACTGGGATCTAGTCCTACAACGTATATACGGTCGGGTTGTGGCCGTTTGTACCAGCGTACTTCACCAGTTTTGTACAAGGGATCACGGCCCTGTAAGTCGATCAGTTTGGCCGGAGCAATAAGCGTTTCATCTGCAATCAAGAACTCGCAGTCCATTTCTCTGCGGAAACGATCTACACCCAGGGCGGCACGTTGTTGCTGTGCCCAAGATTCATCGCGATCGGGATGTTCGTTCCAAAAACTACGATAAGCTTTGAATCCGTTTTGTCCTACCAAGGTAGGGTTGCCGTATTCATCTTCGCACTTGTTGGCGCCTTTCCACAACAACGCAAACTGGTCTTCGTCTGAGTTTGGGGTTGATGTAATGATGGCCTTACCACCAGTTGCCAAGGTAGGTGAGATTGAAGTCCAGAACTCAGTGGCAATAGTGGGACGCACAAATGCAAATTCGTCAGCATACAAGAGCGAGATACTCATACCTCGGCCGGTGTTTTCAGTTGTGGTAGCTGAAACTATACGACTGCCGTTATCAAACTCTATGCTGCCCTTGTTGTAGTTTGTGGCACCGGCACGAATATGATCTGGCACACTTTCATAAGCATATCGAATACGCTGCATAATTTCTTGCGAGCCGGTATACTTGTGGGCAGCAACAAGGATAGTAGAATCTGGCACAAACATAGCATACCATAACAGATAACCAGCTGCTGATGTTGACTTACCAGTCTGTCTCGGCATCATGGAGATGCTGTAACGGTAGTTGTGGTAAACATCAATCAGGCGTTTCTGGTACTCGTACGGATGATACAGCATGCGTCCTCGAGTAGGGTGCTGTATGTAAAAGAAGTTGTCTAAGAAATATTGCGGTCCCGTCACAGGATCAGCACACGCAACAAATTCATCAATCTGTTGCTGTGTGTAATTGACTTTTGAGTAAGGAGTCTTGACTAGTGCCGGTTCTGTGTTGGCCATATGTTATTTAACATCGACACTGCGACGGCGGCGGCATACAAAAATGTAGTAGTGTTCTTGTACTCGTCCACGCTCATCGGTGTAATCAAGTGGGAATGTGTAGTCAAACCATTGTATATCAAATCCAGTGCGCTGTAGTAACTGCAACCACATGGTGCGGTCCAGTATGCTGTAGTGGTTGCGATTTTCTTCGTGTTTGATTTGGCAGTTAGGTGCAGGAACTTCTAGGTACAAGTGCCCGTTGTTTTTCAACGCACGGTTGTATTCCAGCAAGGTTATGTAAGGGAATGGCGAATGTTCCAAGCTGTGACGCGAGAACAGCAAATCCACTGATTCGTCACGGTCGGCCAAAAAGTTCATGTCACCTTGTACTACTGTGTGTCCGTTTTGTCGTGCTAGATCAGCGTCTTCGCGATTTAGTGTAATACCTGTGGTATTGGTATATTCGCGGGTTTTCATTTCGTCCAAGAAATAACCAGCACCACAGCCCAGGTCGATAATGCGGGCTGTTTTGGGCAAGTTTAAGGGATCAATAAAACGTTCAACAACGTCAGCTGTAATGGTCTTGTGGAACGGGCTGTGTCCTTCGCTGTAGATTTGGGACAGCACATGATCGTAATAAAATTTGAGCTTGAGATTATTGTTCATAGCTCTATTTAACTGGTATTAGTGGAACTGTTAAATTAGAATGATACCTGCGATGGATCCGGTATGGCCATTATCTGGGATAACCTTTGAATGCCTTAACAGGACTTTTTGTATCTACAAATGCAGGTTCGTTGCTGTCTGCAGTAGATACTAATCGTTTGCCGCCTGGTGTCCCAGTCATTTCCAAAGCACGATCAATCAATTGTGCAATGTGCGGACTACTCCCTACAACAACAGCATGTTCGCCAAAAGCAGTTTCAGCAGACCATTCAGGTTTGTAAGGATCAATACCGTCGTTTTCGCTGCTGAGTTCGCTGGCATAGTCGCTTCTGGCACGTGCCATTGCCACGCCCATACGATAGTTTCCGTAAGGGTCAGCAGCACTCAAACCCGGGATCACGTAAGTGTAACGCATGGGTCCTTTGCTTTCGTCAGGTAACTCTCGTTGTTCGCGAATGAATTCTCTGGCTCTCATCTGGGATAACCTCGGAATGCTTTAACCGGACTGACCCGGTTGACTTCTGACATTTCTTCGCTGTTCATGTCACCACCGTTGAGATCTGTATAATCAGCACCAATGGCCCGGTACGCCATTTTCAACATGGCCTGTTCTTCTGGGGTATATGGATGAGTGCTTTTGTTTTTGCCTATCCACGACTTGGCGTCGATTTCAGGTACAAACGTACCATCTGTAGACGCCACTGCTTGACCCAGGCGATTTAATACATAATCAGCATTCCAGCGTTCAGAATCACTGTAGATATTTAGACCGCGAGTGGCTGACTGCAGCCTGCGGGAAATTTTAGCATCTGCTGTTTCAGTTATCTTAGCAGAAACAAATTCTCTGGCTCGCATTAGCTGACGCCGTTGACTCCGGCTCTGGCCGAAGATGCTGTGCCCAATTCCTGAACAGTGGCATTACCGCCCACAATGGTCAAAAAGTTGCCTACTCCTACATAGGTTTCCACAACCATTCCAGAACCGACATTTACAGCGTTGCTGTAGATTGTGTCAGAAGTGATGGCGCCTGTGGTCAGGTTGGCCACATTTACATTGTAGGTTACTACGTTGCTGCCAGTTACAATAGACACCTTGTCAGTGTACATTTGTACGTTGGAGATTGCTCCTTGGTAGACGTTTGCTTGACTTGCCATTTTTGTTCCTTTAAATTACCACGCCCGACATGACCAATAACGGGCCTTCCATCTGGGGCCGGGATTGTCGCAGTTGTGTCTAGCTCTAAAACTTTTCCTACGTGCAGGATTTGATTTTTTAATACGCATGTTGGGGTCGCCAAAGTTCACTTTGACCACATTGCCCTTGGGACCACGCACATACACTTTGGATTTTTTTACATCGCCCGACATGGGCTTGCCCAGTTTGACTTCACGACCTTGATATTCTGCTTCGTCAACTGCACCAGCAACACTGCTGGTAGCTTGACCCTGCAGGTCTTCGGCATCTTGACCTTGTGCATTTACAGGATCAACACCATCTTCTTCCATGGGACCAACAGCAGCATCATCCGCTGCTTTGGCTGCTAGTGGGTCGTTGTGATCTGCATCTGTTTCAGGTTGGTAAGGAGCAGTTTCTGTTAAACCAGCACGGCTGCGAATAAGATTCAACTCTTGGCTTTCGCTAAAGTGTCGCTTGTGGGCTGCTTGACCTTGATGATATGCCTTGTCTGCAGGGCTTCCCGGATTATAAGGACTCTTTGTAATGCCTCTTGCTGCATCACCATAACCCTTATCGTGTGCTGGTTTAAGTTCTTCACGATCAATTTCAAAAGCCTCGCCCATGGTATAACCCATGCCTGGACTGGAACCTACAGCACCATAGCGACGAATAGTTTCCAACTGAAAGCCGTATTCTTCCAACAAAGCCAGCAGTCGTTCGTCACCTTCGATCACAATGCCATCTTCGACCACATCAACCACGTGCGATTCAATCAGGCATTCTTCGCGAATGTTGATGGCAAATGTGTCCCCAACAACTGGAGACACAGATTCAGCGATGTAGTCTGTGAGCTTTTTCATATTAGATCTTCTTGTACAAGTTCCACAAGCGTGACTCTGCTTGTTCTTTGACTCGTTCAGCTTCGGCCATTACACCTTGGCGGCTGTCTTGACGGTTCACAACTGCACCAGTTGTTTGACCAGTTGTTTTAGGACCGTTCAATCCACCTGACAGTGTCTGTGTCATGTAATCAGCATCTGTGTAGACTTCGTCTGGACTGTTGGCTAATTCTTCTTCCACTTGCTCTGCACCGCAAGCACCAGCTTCGTGGATGCCGTGGCAACTTTCGCATGTTCTACTGTAGCCTTCGCTGGAGAACAAGCCGGCCATCTTCAACATATCGCCCAGTGCGTCTGCGTCAGAATCTGTGGCATTAACGCTGATGCTCTTTTTACCTGTGTCGTCTGTACTGACGTTGACACTCATGCCTTCGTTTAAGATTGAACCCAACTTCTTTTCAAAGCTTTCAGCAACTTGTCCTTCGTAGACACCTTCTTTTGTCAGGCGATCAATTGCTTTGTTGATACCAGAATTACGCTTTAAAACTTGCTTTTGAGCTTTGTCTGTTTCGCCACTATCACCGGCTGCCGCACCGCTTGCACCCGCAAGCGCACCTTTAACCATATCGACTTTAGATTTCTTGACATATGAGCCCAATGTAGATTTGTCTAATTCGTCCAATTGTCCTTCGTATACGCCTTTACCAAACTGCATGCCGTTCTTTGACTTAGGAGCAGCACCGCCTGCAGCAGGTGCAACCGAACCTGACACAGTGGTTTCTTCTACTTCTTTTTTCTTGTCTTTCTTGTCATCGTACTCAATGTCTTTGGTAACCTTCTTGCCAGCCTTTTCGGCCTTGGCATCGTCTCGACCTTTGTGCTTCATGTCGTACTCAAGATCTTTGGTAACTTTTTTACCAGCTTTTTCTGCATGTTGGTCTCGGGTATCGGTAGACTCTTCTTCCACTTGACTTCTACGTTTGAGTTCAGCTTTGAGTTCTGCTGTGGTCATGTCTGCAAGACCTTGACGTGCAGCATGTCGAGCAGCACGTTTGATCTTGTTGCCATATTGATCTTTGTCATCGTCTTTCGTACGATACGGTCCAT